AGATACTGATAGTAATAATTTAATTACTGTTTATAGTAATTGTGCTAGTGAGTTTATTGTTGATGTAGATATGTTATATGAAGAATGGAAATATAATGGAGATGTTGGAGTGATAAGAAATGAAGATGATGGAGAAGTAAGTATGGTTGTTGGTATTGGAAAGGAAAGGGATTAATGATTAAATATTAAGAAATGGGAAGTTATAGGGATGGTTTTTTAGGGGGGATTAATTAGGGGTTTACAAGTGAAAAACAATATGATATAATGTGTCTGTAACAAGAAAACAAACTAATTTTTAGAAAGGATTTTATAGTATGATTGAATATTTAAAGATTGAAACTCCGTTTAATCGAGATAATGACGGAACAAAGAAAATGATTGATGGTGATTTTAGAAATGAAGCTGTTGAATTTTTAAAGGACTGTCATTGGATTGGAACAGAAAAGATTGATGGTACAAATATTGGAGTAGTATGGGATGGACACCATGTATCTTTTCAAGGTAGAACTGAAAGAGCTGAAATCCCAAAGATGCTAAACGAAAGGTTAGAAGAATTATTTGGGGGTTCTGTTAATGAAGAACTTTTTGAACAGAAGTTTGGTGATACAAAGATGATTTTATTTGGAGAGGGATATGGAGTAAAAATTCAAAAGGGTGGAAGTTATATCCCCGATGGCAACGATTTCATTTTATTTGATGTATATTGTGTAGACACTAATACATGGTTGACTCGTGCATCAGTAGAAGATATTGCTCGTACTTTTAATATTAATGTAGTGCCTATTGTTGTTGAAGGCACTCTGAATGAGTTGATTGATTTTGTTAAGACAAAGCCTAAGTCTACAATCGGCACTGCAAATATGGAAGGTGTTGTTGCTAGACCAATTATTGAATTGAAAGATAGAATGGGCAAGCGAGTTATTACTAAAATTAAGGTTGTTGATTTTTGTTAAATAATAGTTGACAATAGAAAATTAAAATGTTATAATATGGTTAGTTAGTTAGTTAGTTAGGTCTTTAGAAAGGTGATATAATATGAGTATTGAAGCACAAATTGCATTGTTAAATCAAAGAATTCAAAATCTTTCATCTAATGGTAAGAACGCAGAGAATGTAGGAGTTTTGAGAAGTCTAATTAGAGAAAGAAGAAATCTTTTCAGAAAATTATAATTTAGAACTTGACAGATAATAGTATTTAGATTATAATATTACACATAAAGTTGGTCTACCGAGAAATTCTGTAAATGCGGAGTTGAGTGTGTAGTAAGGACGTACTCTCATGCGTGAGATAAAAAAGAACACATTAAACGTTTATTGGACTCTGATTAAAAAATTAATTATTCCAATAAAAGGTGACTTGACTAAGACTGTACGTGTCGTGTTCTAGTCAACCTCTTTGGTCTTGTCATCATTTTAGGAGCATTAACTCAATTGGTTAGAGTGCTCGCCTTATAAGCGAGTGGTTTCGAGTTCGAGTCTCGAATGCTCCACTAAAAAAAATAAATTGACTTTGTTTACAAAATATGTTAGAATACAAAACAGAAAGGAGAAAATATGACAGAGATTCTATACTTGAGTGGTGGAATGAGTGGGTTGACTGTCGAAGAATCTAATGGGTGGCGAATTAAAGTCAAACAGGATTTATTTGCTTTTATACTCAATGGCACTCTTAAAGTCTTTAATCCAATGGACGCATATATTCATAGTGAATATCGTATGAATGAAAAAGAAGCAATGCAATATGACCTAAATATATTGCGAAAATCGTCTTATGTATTAGTGTATTTTAATGATATCAATTCTCTAGGAACAGCAATGGAAATTGCTATTGCACACGAATTAAAGATTCCTATTATGGGAGTATTTGATGAAAAAGAAGATTGTAATGCACTTGACACTTTGCACCCTTGGGTGTATAATATGTGTGATGTGGTCTTGCAGAGTTTAGACGATGCAGTTCATTACATTGAAAATAATTATTTGCAAATTTAAAATAACTGACCACCAACGTCAGATTATCATAGATTACATAAAAATTTAAGTTTAAGAAAGTATGAGGAAAACAAAATTATGGCAAAGTTAGATATTAAGAAGAAGAGCACAGATAAGAGTACAGTCGTTGGTTCTATTGTAGAAATGAATGTTAAGCGTGATGAAGAAGCACAAGCATCTTGGGATTCAGAACTTGGGAAGGGTGGATATTCAAAGGCTGAATTCAAGAACCCTATGTTCCGCATTAAGGTAGAACGTGAAGATGGAGATGTTATTGTTGACATGGATTCTTTCCCAATTCTTGATAAGTCTCGTGACTTCAAGTCAAATAATGTGCAAGATAATGCAACTGCAAAGGTTATTCAGCAACTTTTAGATATGAAGAATGATGTTGTTGGTACTAGAGTAAGAATTAACGGAACTCTTACCGAAAATACTTTTGCGACAAAGGAATTAAATATTGCTCGTAATGAACAACTTCAAGTTGGTTGGATTTCTCTTAATAATGTACCCGAAGAGGATAGTGCGGATACAACTATTGCAGGAAAGATTTATAATATTATTGATGAGATGGATGGAGATGTTGAAACAGGAAATAAGATTGTAATTCTTCATTATGTAGACAAGGCTCATCAAGAGTTTAGAATCAATGAACTTGATTTATATATTGATGAAGAACTATTTGAAGAATTTCCTTTTGAAGAAGATGATTGTGTAACTCTTTATGTGGAAGCATTTAAGAAGCACATTGGGGGCACAAATGAGTCTACCGCATCCACAAAGAGAAGAAAGTCTTCGACTGTTGTTGATGGTTATGATGTTCAAAAGTTTAGAATCTTTAATTGGGAAGATGATAGAATTGATGAGGACGATGAACAGTATATTTCCGAAGATGACAGAGATATTCTTCTTAAGAAGAGAAAGATTGAACTTGAAGCCAAGGTTCAGAAGAGAAAGGAAAATGGAGACAATGATGATGCTCCAAAGAGCGGTCTTGGAAGCAGGAGACGTAGAGCAGAAGTTGAAGAAGTTGAAGATGATGATGATGAGAATCCCTTCGGTTAATTAAATAAATTTCAATTTTTACATGGGGATGACAAGGAAGTTGTCCCCAATAAAATCGTTCACTAGGTGAAATCCCTTTTTATATAGATGGTAATATTGATAAGTAATAAATATAAAGGAGTATTTAAATGGCTAAAAGTATTCTAGCAGGAATTAAGCAAAAGGCAGAAGAGAATCCAAAGAAGACAATGGTTACATCTCTTCGTGGTAAGATTATTCTTATTTATTCAACAAATAACCAAGGTAAGACCTATCAAGCAATTCGACTTGATGAAGATTGTCTTGTGTTAGCAACTGAAAAGGGTTATAATGCAAGTGCATTAAAATATGACCCTGTAGATATTCCAAACTTTAAGATTCTTAAGGATGTAACAAGAGAATTATCCGATGAAAGAAATCTTAAGGACAATCTACATCTCTTCCATTTAATTATTATTGATTCTATTGATAAGATTAATGACCTTGCAACTATGTATGTATGCAAGAGAGAGGGTGTATCAAAGATTGGGGATATTCCTTATGGTGGCGGTTATGCAATGGTTCGCCAAGAAATCAATGATATTTGTAATAAATTGACTCTTTCTGGATATGGAGTTGTATTTATTGACCATGATGAGACAGACCCCGAATACATTGACCCTGTAACAGGAGAAAAGTATCCTTATACTTTTCCCAAGGGAACTATGTCCAAGAGTGGTTCTATTTTCCGTGACCTAGCAGACTTCACGATTTATCTTGAAAACAAGGGTACTGATGAAGATGGTAAAGTAATTCTTTCTGATGGTATCATGTCTCATAGAAAGAATGTATTTGCTCGTTCTCGTTATATGAATTGTCCTACTTCTATTTCTCCATTTACTGCTGAAAATCTTAAAAAGGCGGTTCGTGAAGCAGTTGTAGCAGAAGCAAAGGCTCAAGGTGCAGAAGTTGTCGATGATATTGACGAATCTTCTTTTGTAAAGAGTGAAGAAGAAATTGAGAAGTCTAAAGAAGAATATAAGGATGAACTTGTGTCTGATATTAATGCTTTTGGTAAGGTTCTTATTACAGACTTTGCAGATGAATGTGCAAAGATTATGAGTGAACTTCCTTGCAAGCCATCTAAGGCAAAGATTGAACATATCGGAAAACTTGAAAATATTCTTGAAAACCTAAAAGACCTTGCAGACAAGAATAATATCGTTGTAGACGTAGAATAATTTAATTTAAGATTTCTCTTGACGAACACCTTTGGTTATGATATAATATAACCAAAGGTGTTTTATGCTAAAGAAAGGGAATTTATGGGAAGACAAAAGCTCACTGATGAAGAAAAAGCACTTCGTAAGCAACAACGTGAACTAGATAAACAGTCAAAGATAGATAAGGATGCTAGACAACGATTGGAACTCACAGATATGCTTAAAAGCCTATATGAGGCTCAAGGAGAGGCTGTAAATTACCCAATGGTAATGTCGCAGTGTAAGAATTATATAGAGCAATATGGGTACAATTATGGCTCTATAAGATATACTCTATGGTATATGATTAATATAAAAGAAATAAATTTATTTTCAGATAGAAATTATAATGGTAGTGTGCTAAATTTAGTACCATATTATTATGATGAAGCAAAAAAATATTGTGAAGATAGTCTTAAAATTAGGGACAACTTTAAAAATTTTGATTTCAACAAACAAGAACCACAAGTAGCAAAGGTCAATGTTAATAGGCAAAGAAAATTACTTCATTTGACATTTGACAATTTTTAATTAGATTTAGATAAGGAGACAATGTTAAATGGAATTATTATATAGTAAATCATATAGTGGTTTTGTATTAGGGTCTTTAATGAATAATACAAATCTTTTAACTTCAAGCCAATATCCGCTAACAAAAGAAGATTTCGAGCCTTTCTTGGCACATAAAATTATTTTTGTTTGTATTGGAATTTTAACAGACAAGGGGGTAACAGAAATTGACCCTAAAGATATTGCAGAGGTATTGAGAAAATATCCTAGATATGAAGAATCTTTAAAAGATGAAATGTCAAATGGCAATTATTTAGATTATCTTCAAACGCTTAAAGACATTGACAATCAGAACGCTTACGACTATTATTATTCAGAAGTAAGAAAAAGAACTTTATTAAGACGTTTTAGAGATAATGGAGTAGATATTTCTTCTATTTATGATGAAACAAAACTTCAAGCAGACCAAGATGCTAAAATTGAAAAAATGTCTATTAAAGAAATTATTGATATAATTACGAAGCCATTTGCACATATTAATAGTGAATTTATTGTAAGAGCAAACGAAGAGCAATATTTAGCAGGAACTGATTTTGCACAAACAAAGGAACGTATGAAAAAATCGCCTTTAGTTGGAGCAAGTTTCATGTCTGAATATAAAAATGAAATATTCAATGGTGGATATGGATTTATTGTTATGGTTGCCAAAAGTGGACAAGGCAAAACTGTTATGAATGTTGCAGATGTTATTACAATGACAGCACTTGAATTATATGACGCAGAAAAGGGTAAGTTTGTTAAGAATCCTTGTAGAGTTGGAGACTGTATTTTTATTAATACAGAAATGGATATTAGAGACGAACTAGACTTAATGTTCACTGCTTGTATTGCCAATGTAGAACGTAGACATATTAAACGTGGACAATATGAAGATGGAGAAGAGGAACGTGTTGATTATGCAGGAAAAATCCTTGTAAATAGTGGTATTCATGTTATTGATATGCCCGAATTTACAACAAAAGACCTTCAAGAAAGAATTAAAGAATATTGTCAAATGTATGATATTAAAAACGTATTCTTTGATTATATTCAGAATAATGGTTTTGTCGCCAAAGAGATTGCATCGGAGACAAATGTTCCTCAAAGAGAAGATATGGTTTTGCTACAATTAACAGATAGGCTGAAACAAATTCAAAGAAAAGAAGATGTTGGATTATTTTCATCTATCCAAACAAATGGTAAAGAGGACGAATTACCAATACCAACAGAAAGCTGTCTTGCTGGGGGCAAATCACAGTTAAGAAAATTAGATGGATGTATGGTAATTTTACCACCTAAAAAGATTGAGGCGGTGGCAATTGAAGAATGGTATAATCAAGAACTTCACAAAAGAAGACACGTTATGAAGCCAAATATGGTTGGACACCTATTAAAAGGTCGTGGGAGTGCATATTCGCCCCATATAAAGGTTTATTTTTATATAGACTATGGAACGTGTAGATATTATGATTGTTTCGCCACAGACCAAAATAACAAGCCTATTGATATTCAAGGTTTGAAAATTTATAACGAAGAGAATTAATTATTGACAAATCCTTTCTATGGTGGTATAATACTATCGTAGAAAGGATTATTTTATGGAAAAGTTAGATTTTCAAAGTTTTAAACAAAGTCTTTCAGAAACACAAATTATTCAAATTGTTGAAGATTTAGGTGGAAGTCATAATGAACGATTAGATACTTCGAAATATTTAGTTTTTTCATCATTTTTATATCATGTTGGAGATGCAGAACTTCATAAGTTTAAATTATATTATTATATAGAGTCTTGTCAATTTATGGACTACAAAATGGGAGAATCTTTTGATATTTTTGAATTAGTTCAAAGAGCAAAAGAATTGTACGATGAAGTAGATATAAATCCTGTTCAAGCCTATAAATGGATTTGTGGAGACTTGGGAATTTCTTCTAAAATACAATTAGAATCAAATACCTATAATTATCTGTTGGATATTGGAAAGTATACAAATAAGTATATAGAAAAAGAAACCACATATTACGATGAATCTATATTAAATATGTTTCCAAAATTATATCATAAGAGTTGGATAGACGATAATATTTCTATTGATACAATGAAAAAATTTAACATTCGATATTATCTAGGAGAAAATGAAATTGTTATTCCTTGTTATGATATTGAGCATAGATTGGTTGGCATTCGAGTAAGAAATGTTGACCCTAGAAGAGATTGGAAATATATGCCACTTATGTTATTGGACGGAACACAATATAAATTTCCTACTGCCAACTTCTTATATGGTCTTGATAAAAATGCCAATAACATTCGTAAATCAAAAAAGGTTATTCTTTGTGAAAGTGAAAAGTCTGTACTCCAAGCAGATGGATATGTAAAAGAGGGACAAAATATTGTTGTCGGTTTATTTGGTTCAGCTTTTACAAAAGAGAAATTAAATCAGTTATTGGCTCTAGGGGTTGATGAAATTATTATTGGATATGATTTCGATTATAAAGAAATTGGTGATAATCAAATGTGGCATAAATTTGAAGAAAAGGTCTTAAAGACCGCCGATTTAATTAGACCATATTGCCATGTTTCTGCAATGGTTGATTATGAACAACATAAACTCAAAAGTAGTCCTACTGATATGGGAAAACAAAAGTTTTTTAGATTATTTACAGATAGAGAGGATGACTTCTAATGGATAGTTGTGATAATGAAGATGAAAACGATATTATTGAAGAAGATGAAACCGAAGAAGATATTACTGACGACTTATTAATAATGCAAATGTTAGGGATGTTATAATATGAAGATTAGACAAAAATTTGATACAGATAAAGTAAGTATTAAAGAATACTTACAAGGATATGGTGTTGAAGATGTAGATAGATATTTACAATTTAATACTATCGAAGATGATGATAATTATGATAATATGAATGAAGCGGTTGCTTTATTCAAAAAACATATTAAAAATAATGGGAAGATTGGAATAGTACAAGATTCTGATGTAGATGGGTTACTTTCTACTTCATTATTTATTTCTTTTGTAAAAGAAAAATACAATATAGAGGTTGTTCCGTTTTTTCACGATGAAAATCCAAAATCACATGGACTTAAAGATAGGGAACTATGTAAACAAATTAAAGAGTCAGATATTGACCTTTTAATTATTCCAGATGCTCAAGCAAATTGTCGATTAAACAAAGATATTGATATTATAGTTTTAGACCATCATAACAATCCAAGCCCATATTGTAATGTACTTATAAATTGCCAATTTTCTCCAAATGTAGAAAATAAAAGTGCAAGTGGAACTTTAGTAACATGGCATTTTTTACACAAATTAGATGCAAATTTGGCAATGAAATATATTTCATATCCAGCTATTAGTATAATTTCTGATAGTATGTCATTTATAACGTGTGAAAATGCGACATTTGTACATCATGGGTTAAAGTTAGAAAATATTCATAAAAATCTTTTACCAATTCTTGAAAAACTACAATCAAGTATAAGTAGAAAAACAGGGGAAAGAGTATGGAGACTAGAAAATGATAATTTTGCTTGGGGTGGAATTATTCCAAATGCTAATGCGGTAATTAGAGTTGGGACTCTAGAACAAAAACAAAATATGCTAAAACTTTTTTGTGGTATGCTTGATGGCAAAGAACTTAAAGATACTTTAAGTATTTTTTCTGAATGTAAAAAAGAACAAACTAATCAAATGGAAACCCTTATGGAAAATCATATTAAGTTTGAAGAAATGAATGAAAATGTTTTAATTGCAAAGCTAGATATTAAAACATCCATTACTGGGCTTATAGCAAACAAACTGCAATCTAAATATCATAAGCCTGTTTTATTAGTCCATGATAATAATCAAGACGAATTTCAAGGGTCTGCAAGAAGTCCATATGAGATTCAAAGTGAATTAAGAAATAGTGGATTCTTTACAATGGCTGATGGACACGAACACGCATTTGGTGTTGCTTATGAAAAGAAGCGTGAAGATGAAGTAAAGGATTATTTATATCACCATTTAACGCTCTCTGAGCCTGCATATGACGTTTTTACAGAAGAGACGTTAAATTCTCTGTCTAACTATTTAATTGACCGATTTGAGCCATATAAGGGCTTGTGGGGTAATGATTTACCGAAGCCATTATATTACATTAAGAATATTAAACTTTCAAGAGAAGATATTATTCAAATGAAAGGAACAATTAAATTTGAAAAGAATGAATGGACATTTATTCGATTCTTTACATCTCAAGATTGGATTGACGAAAATATTAAAGATAACATGATAGTTGACGTAATTGGTTATTTGCAGTATAATGAATGGAACGGAAATAAAACGAAACAATTTGTGATTGAAGAAATTGAAATTAGAGAAGATAATAAGGCAACATTATTTGAAGATTTATTTGGATAAGGGGTGATTCTATGACTTTCTTTTATACAGAGAAAAAAGAAAAATACAAAGACGGACATTGGATTTGTGAAAACATTCTGCCTTATTTATACTCATATGGCTCTGATGGAAAATATCGTAAGACCAAAATGACTGT